GCGTTCCACGCAAGTGGTGCTGTTGTCTCCGTAGATGCTGTTAGCGTAAATGTGCCAGATGTTGCAGCCGCGCCTCTAGCTGAAACTGCAACAGCCAAAGAAACAGTTGCATCACCGCTTCTTGTATCATATGTACCGTCGGAATTAACCAATGAAAGCTCAACATCCAAAGTTTCCCCCTCAACGATTTGCGGTAATTGCACAACTTGAGTCGGATTGCCCTTACTGGCAACCGCATTGGCTGTTAAATCCCTTAAACCTGTATTAATGAAAATCTCTGTTGCCATAGCTAATTACTTATGGGGTTACATTTTGGGATACCACAACAGTAGTATCACTTACGGACATACCGAGTGATAAAGACATTTGCATAGGACTAAGCGTTGTATGCTTCGACGGAGCCAAGCTCTACATCTAGTGATGTAAAGTTTCCGTAGCTAGTATATCCAGCGGGAATGCTTACTCCTGCTAGCGCACTAGCATTATCTTTGTTCGCACAGGTAATGGCGGTAAATTTAACTCCTGCTGGACCAGCGACGATAATTGCGAAATTACCAGTAACTGGATTTCCGCCATTGGAAGAAGAGTTAATTACCTCACTACCACGTTTGCCTAGACTTTGTTCTGAGAATGCGGGTGTTGACATGATTATTTATTATTTATGGGTTAGGTATTTCTGTATGTTTTAAATTTTCTAGCTACGTTTGTATTAAAAACGCCCTGAGATTCTATCTTAGCTAGCTCATCCTCAAGTACTTGATTTACGATACTTAATGATAACGCAAAGTTATTTTCGGAAGCGTTCTGTTCCACTGATCTCTGCCAAGTATAAGCGGCGTAATGCGCCATATAGGGCATAAATTCTTCTGGCAATTCAGTGCTTAATTCATCCGTTTCTGATAAATTAACATCTAGAGCCTTTTTGTAGGTAACAAAAGCCGAAGAAGCTCCAGATGAAGATCCCATTATTTTTGCGGATCCTCCTTTTACGTAGAAGTCGCACTCCTGAACGTGACTACCCTCGAAGGGCTGTTGTTTGTAAACCCTAAGAAAAGTATCTATATTATTTTTGGATCCTTCCGTGCTAGCCACTTCGGAACTAGATACAGTTCTTTCTTCGCCAACTGCTAGATATCTTTCCCAGTAGTTTGAAGCCCTGTAAGCTCTTTTAGCCCCTTGATTCCATAAAGAAACCAGCCTTCTAAATGCAGCTGAAGTGCTTGTATATTCCCTGCCTATAAGGGCAAAGGTTAAATCCCTTAGTTCTTGAAGTGTTGCGTTCTGTGTGGACATTACATTCTAGTTGCTGCCATCCCGTTGGGGTGCAGTATTTTTTTGTTCATCCAGCCGACAAAGTCTTCACTTGCAAAGGCTTCTTGACCGTATTGTTTTCTAAGCTTGTAGAACTCCTCCATTGGGACTGACCCGACATGGACGCCTAAGGACTCCGAAGAGCCGCCTATAAATTTTTGAGCGGATTGCATAGCTAGCTTTCTGCGATTGCCTTCCGCTTTTGCGTTAAAAACACGCTGCCACTTGGATTTAACCATCTTTTGCATGGCAATTTCTACATCTTCGTCTGTAAATTCAAAGGACATAATAAAATAATTAAAAAAGAGGAGGAAGAGGGCTAGCCCCCTTCCTTGCTCAATGTATTTAAACTGAAGGCTCGGGAGCAACTTCAAAACCAGACGGATCTAATCTCAACTGAATGCTATAATTTCTTATGAATTCTCCAGTAGTATTATCTTCACTGGTTGATCTAGAAATAGTCATTTTGGTTGGAACGTCCGCTGTAGGAATTGCGTAGTACTTATTATAAAGCAATTCGGCAATTCCGTAAATAACTTTACGTGCGTCTCCGCCAGATGTGTCATCAGCTTCTGCCGATGTTACTTCTGTAAGAGCGTTTGCAAAATCAAGAGTTATTCCGCTTGTGTCGGATGAATATCCTGTACCAAAAAACTCTTGGGGTTCGTTGTATATTGATGTACTAAATGCCATTGTATTTTTTAGTTAAATTAAAAGGGCTGGGGGTATTAACCCCCGAGCCCAGAATTAATTAGGCAGTGATATCTGAGATCTTGCCAAGACCGTTTGGTCCCTTACAGATTAGAGTACCCATGCAGTCAATGTAGCCACGAGGACCAGCACCGCGATCTTCGAGCATTGTAGAGCCCATAGAAAGAGCTTCACCCCAAGCAAGAAGATTTGGATCAAGGATGTAACCGCGATCATGTGCGCCAGTAGCTGATTCTGGCATACATTTTGGATTAGCAGTAATGATCTTAACGATACCGAATGGACCTCTGAAGAGCTCTACGTTGTATTCAACAACAGCTTCAGAACCTTCTACGTTGTAACGTACAGAAGTACCAGTGCTGTCAGCGCGTGTGAACTCGTCAACGATGTGGTTGCGAAGAGCAGTGTCTGCAACGAGGTGCAAGTCCTGCATTTCACCAACTTCGTTGAAGATGCTTCCAAGAAGTCCAGCGAATTCGCTTTCAGTCAATGTACTTGCGTCTTCCTTGATGCTAGTAGTAGGAGTTACGAATCCAGCAGGAACTGCTGTAGCGTCGTCGGAAGTAGCTGAATTATTAATCCAAGCTCCTAGACCTCTGCTCTTACCAGCTTGGCTACCTGTTCCAGCTTTTGCACCTTGATCGCCAGCGATTGATTTCTCAATATCGCGGAGAAGCTGAGAAGCAGCTTTTTCTTCTGCTTGCTGTAGCTTTACAGGTGTTACTGAATCGTAGACTTCTTGCTTCTTAGAAACGAGGAACTGATCACGGAAGTGCTCAACTCTGTTGTCTAGTCTAGCTAGGTCGCTGAATTGCTCTGCATCAGTGCTGCCACTTGCGGAGAAGTCAACGTCAACGCCTTCGACTACTGCTACATCAGCAGGGTCACGGAGGCTGTCAACTGTCCACTCAACCTTGTCGGCGGATACTTTTTGCTTTGAAAGCAGACCATAAATGGGTGCTTGACGTGGAGAAAGAACGGTAGTTAGATCCAATAGTTCTTCTCTATTGGAGTTAAGTCCACCATTCTCGTATGATTTATCGAATGATAATGCCATAGTATTTGTGTGTTATATTGGGTTTTAAGTAGTTCGTTTGAACAATGAATGTTTGTTTTGGATCTCTAAAGTCCTTAGTTCTCTAGCGGCTTTGAGATCCCCTGTTTTTGCTGCGTTCCTCAACTTCTTGACTCGGACATCGCCCCTTGTTTTTGGTGATGCAGATCCTGCCGCAGAATCCCTAGCTGTGCTAGGCAATCTTCTTGGCAAAGTAATCTTTTTTCCTTTTGGTGCAGATCTTTCGCCAGACATACTGTTTGCTGCGTGTAACAACTGGTATTTCAGTTTGTATCCTACGCTAGGAGCAATGCTTTCAATTATAGCTATATCGGATGACGAAATCATTTCATCATACAGTTTAGCCGCCTTTGAATCATTGTCCTGCAACCAAGTAAACTCGGACTCCGCTTTCTTCTGAAGGTCCTCTGCTTCGACTTTAGATTTCTCTAAGGTGCGAATGTACTCTCTTTGCTTAGGAATATCTTCGTACTGATCCTGTAGGGATTCAACGTACTTAAATACATCCTGCCTAGAGAAGTCTTTTCCTTCATGAGTAAAGTATTCCTCGTCTCCCCCTAGCCACTTTTGATAGAACCTTATATTACTTTTGATTTTATCTTGAGCTTCATCTAAATCACCCTGACTACTTACATCAGCTAGTGCTGATTGAGGCTTGGCGATTTGTTGAATGCCCTCTTTGAGTGCTTGGTCCTTAGCGACTATTTGGGATTTTAGGTCCTTGATCTGTCCAGTTAGCTCTCCGATTCTTTTACCGCTACCGCTTCCCATCTTCTTAGCTAGCTCAGCTAGCTTGTCTACTGGCAGTGTTTCTACTGCTTGAGTTGCAATTTCGGATCTAGTATCATCATCTAGAGCGTCCCAGTCAATTTGAGAAAGAACGTCTTCCTCGTCCTCTTGGACCTCCTCCTCCTCTGATTCAGCATCCTCTACTTCGGGTGCGTCAATGCTGGACTCCTCAACGGGATCCTCATCAACGTCCTCCGCAGTTTCCTCAATCTCTTGAGTATCTTCGGGCTCTGTTTCAGCACTTGGATTAAGCCGTTCCAATCTTTCCTGACGAATATCATCAAGGCTTTTTGGTTCGGACGATTCTGTTTCCATCACTTCTTGTTCGGGGGCAGTGACGTTACCCGTATCTTGTGTATCTTGCATAACTACTTTTAGCGCCCAGTAGAATGGCGATTAAAAAAATTATAGCACAAGCAATTTAATACTTGCCTTTTCGACCCTTAGGGGAGGACTTCTTGGATCCCCCTTTGCCCTTCCATAGCTCAGTGCAAGCTAAGTGCCTAGCTGTACCAGCTTTTGCCGTGCTGCATTTGTGCCGTGCTCTAAATGACTTTCGGGCTGCTGCGCTGTAATTATGACCGTATCCTTTTGCTCCCGCATGGACAAGCTTCTTTTTGCCGTCTATGCAATAAAGCTTCATTATTTTTTTACCAGCCCTAGTACTCCTTCGCACCTGACCGCAACTCATAGATGCCTTAGGATTCTTTGCCATTCTCTTCTCCCTTGAACAACTTATAAAGGTAGTCATCCTCGACCATAGCCCCAATCAGTTTAGCGTCTGCTCTCTCGTCCGAATCCAACTTGGACTCCAGCGCCGTGAACTTGCTTTCTCGGACTTCTCTGAGGAACTCAATCACGACCTTGAACTGATCGGCTCCCCTCAAATCCTTGAGTGCTTCTGCTAAATTATCTTTTGCTCTTCTCACTATATTCCCTCAGTTACAATGTTTCCTAGCTCAGCTGGTGCTGCGCCAAGTTTTCCAATTTCAGCATTTTGTTGCTGAGCCATTTGTTGCTCGTATTTAGCGCTGTATTGCTGCAAATTTTGAGCAAAAGCAGGATCGGACTGTATCTTTTCCTGAGTGCTGGGTTGTTGAATGTATTCCTGTATAACTTGCAAGGCAAGCTCGCCGCCGTTGGACTTAGCTCCTACTGGAATACCAGCGTAGATTTTAGATAGATCCCCAGTTACGGTATCAACTATTTCTTGCTGAGCTTCTTCTGCGGGCTGAACAACTGCATCCGTCATAATAGGATCAATCATATTAGCTACGAATTCCTCAACTTTACCAATATTAAATCTATTGGATCCAGACGTTCTAGCTAACTGCAAGAATGCGTCCGTCTTAGCCTTAACTGTATCTGCATCATTATTTTGAGTATCAAAAGATACGCGGACGTCGAGCTCGTCATCAATTGGTCCCCTTAGGAACTCAATTGGATCCGCCTGACCCGTAACCCTGAAGAACAACTCGTCTGGTCCGTAAAGAATATAAGCTTTGTAAGATAACTTTAATACATTAGCTATATGCGTAAGGAATTTATCGACGATGGATTGCTGTCTAATTTGAGAATACGGGCTGTCTGGGTTTAAACCAACCAAGTCCCTAGCTTCTGCTTGAACATAATTTTCAATTTCAATCCCCATTTTTCCAGTATTTGGAACATCTAGGAATTTATAAGTATCGTTCTGGCGAACTCCAATCCAAGCCCCAGCGCCCATTTGCTCTGGTGCTCTACCTACGGGATGCAAGAAAGGGGGAGATATCGTGACCGCCTGATTGTCGCTCCACCCATCTCTAACGATCTTAGCTTGCTTCTGTGGTCCTCGAAGTATATCCGAAAATGTAGTTACGTCCTGAAGTCTTTTATTGTTGTTAAACAACTTTGTGCAAACAAAGGGGTATTGCTCTACGCCAGAAAGTAATTCGTGCTTTAAGAATCCATCTCCGTATTGAGGACTCCATGTAGTAAGGTATACGCCTTCAGCCCCGTCCTTTCGATCAATCATTCTCTTGTATGTATATACAATTTCAACAACATCGTCGTATTCCGTGCTGTTGCCAGAACCAAAAGTCATCCCTCTTGATTGCGTTGAAGTTCTTTCGTACGCGCTATAAGATGACGCAGATGTATTAACTAAACCTCTGTGATGCTCTATTAGGTCCCTGCCGATTTCTTCGTCCCAGCCATCATTTTCAATACTATTTTCAATTTCGGAAACCGTTAACAAGCAACGAACGTGAACTCTAGGTGATTTTTGAATATCAGATACATACGCTGGAAATCTAATTTCGGAATCAACGAACTTGGACTGAACAACTGGTCTAGATATATCTTTCTTTACAACTGGAATTTCTGCCTTTCCGACTTCTCTTAAATCCTCTAGGGCTTTCATAGCGCCCTTCTTATCAACGGAATCAAAGATTCTATCAAACAAAGCCATAGCTTCGTCTTCTCTTCCTTCAGTTCCAAGAACTTCGTAAAGCTCGGGAGAGATTTCTGCAATTTGCTCCAAGTCTATGGGCTCCTTGTGCTTTCTCTTTTTTACTTCCCAGTTGACGTAAGTAAAGGCTATGCCTTTTTCTAGTAAAGTATTTGCGGCAATTTCTGCTTGGTTGTTAAAATCCTTAATGTAGGACTCCCGCATCCATTTTAAAAATAAAGCTTTAACTCTAGCTTCAGTAATATCATTGCTCTCTATAGGGTTAGCGGTAATGTTGCTCCGATTTAGAGCATTCATCATTATAGATACGTACGTATTTATGCATTGCTCGATCAGGCGAACTTCTTGGTCAGATGCGCCGTCCCACGGGAACGCCGCTTCGCCGTGTTTTTGTAGGTCATCCGTCTTCCCTGCCCATAGCGCGTTCCGTTCATCATACGAATCTTGGCATTGCGCAATGTACTGAGACATGTCCAGAGAATCCGAATCGAATTCTTCCTTGAGTTCAGCTATATCTGGGGAGTCGGAGACGTAGAAACTTTCTTCTGTTTTTGCGTCCATTATCTAGGATTCTAACATGTTTCTTTTAATTCTGTTGCGGGCATTGCTTACGGTATTATTGAACCAAACTTCGTCCCTACCGAGAATCTCAATTAACAGGTCGCACGGAATTTCTTCTATGCGATCCGTTGCGGATCTATTCAGTATTTCCCAAGCGGAATACGCAGCGCTATGCTTTTTTAGGAATTGAAGGGTAATATCCATCAACAAGTTTTTCGTGTCTATAGTAGTCCATTCCCTCATAAGTGATAACTTGGCATCGAATAACGTGACCAAGCCTAAGGGACTTCTTTATATTTGATGGAACGCATACAGGAGCCTTCCTTGACTCAGTTCCTTCAAGTGTTCTGCATATAACAAATTTAGGATTATTCGGAAAATCTATAATCTTAGCTTTGATATATTGCGGTTCAATAACTTTGTCATCGCAATAATCTTTTATTTTCTGTATTGCGGACTCCGAAAGCTCCCCAGTTTTTTCGTCGTATTCGTCATCATCGCAGATTTCTTTACGTATTTTCCCTATTTGCATCGGAGTTTTTCCGAGTTCTTTACCTAGTTTTCCTTGTTTCATTAGTATCCTCCTGTGCCTCTTTCTTGGTTATGTAGATTTTCACCGTAGTGAATTGGACCATCTCCAGCATTAGCTAGCCTTAAATATCGAAGAACGTCAAAGAAGTCCTTTAGAGCATCGTCCACCTTAGAGTAATTTATTATACTTTGTATCAAATTCTTGCATTCCTCGTGAATAAAGCATCTTGGTTTATTTGCGGAATCTATTTCTGCGTTTGGGTTGTAATAAAACCATTCGTCTAGCGCAGCGATCCCAATTCTTTCATTTCTTCCGTCCGAAGGCACGAAGTGCATACCGCGCTCGCTGAACTCCTGAAATAAATCCATAGAGTTCAAAGTCTCCCTAGCGAAGAATCTGGAATCCCCTATCCTTTCAAAGACCTCCAAGCCAAGCTCTTTCTCTGTTTGATGAAATAAATCAATGTACCCATCAGTGTTGTACCCAAGTTTCTTAGATGCTGGACCAAATCGCCATTTAGGATCCCCGAATATAGCCCAGTCCCCGTAAGTGTCATTATCTGGGAACTCCTTTCGGATAAATATATTACCTACCTCGTCTACAGCAGCCCATATACTAACGTAGTTACGAGCATCTGCGGGATCTACAACCTGATATACGGTGTATTTAGAGGTATCCGTAATATCTGGAAATACCATTCCATGTGCGTTTGGAGTATCGGACAGGACGTTTACGGATGTACTAAACAGGGGTAGCACTGTATTCATGCTATGCACTGGGACACCGTAAGCGCGGACTAATATAGTCTCCCTAGTATCAGCCTTTAGATCCTTAGCGATTCTTTCGTAGCCCCCAAATGGGTTTTCGTCGGAATGCAAATACACAACTGCCGCATCTCTGGAGTTGCTTTTCTGCTTTACGGGAACCTCTTCGGAGTCCAAGAGGACGGCTGGCTTTGTCTCCAAAGTTTCTGCATCCGTGAGGTACTCCGATATAAAAGCTGTGAACCCGTCAATGGGAGTGAATCCCAAAATCATCTTGGAATCCCTTGTAGCTAATCTAAATCTAAGAGTATTTACTAGATCCGCAGTCCCCAAGTATTCGTCCAACCAAGCCCCTATATTTAAGCCCTTAGGCTTCTTGAACCCGAACTCGAAACCCTCGAGAATGGTTTGATTGTTACTGAACTGCGTATAAGTCTTAAAATCTACTCTAGTCTTGGTATCTGGGAAGATAAAGCTGGATCCAGTGAATCCGTTTTGCATACTAAAATTGATGTACCCCTCTATGCCCTTAGTTTTGCGCTTGAACTCCTTCGGCATCATTTCCCAAATAGCCGCCTGTTGGATCTTGACTGAAGTATCTGCATTCTGGCTGAAGCATACTACGTGTCCATCTTGGTTACTTGTAACAGACTCCATTAGCATTTTAGCGCAACCAGTGGTTTTACCACTTCTATTACCCCCTAAAGTCAGGACTTCATTGTATTCCTCTAGAGCTTCCCGCATTCTCCCCCAGCCTTGAAGGTCAAAGCCGTATCTAAGAGGATCATCTACAGCAGCCTCTATACGACCCTCGTGAGCCTTGTGCAGCTCCTGAAGGACACTGGGGTCATCCTTAGCCAGCAAAAGGATTTCTGAGTCACTTGGAGCGCTTAGAATCGGGTGATCTGTAAATTTAATCTCCACCGTTTCCTGATTTACTGGGTTGCTCCGTTTTGGGAGCACTGGGCTTCTTGCCCCAATCTATATCGTCGTAGTTCTTTCGCTGCTTTGCGGGGTTATGCCCCTTTCGTGGTGCGCATCCCTTACCCATCTATATCCCCCTCGTCCCATATAATCTCTACATTGTCATCCTTGAAATCCAATGATGCCTCCCGAAGTAGCATTCTCGCTACGGAAACTGTCGTATAATCGGACTGCACTTCACCCTCTTCGTCTAGAACCACTATAAGGTAGTTCGGGTAGTGCTCCCCAAGTATTTCTTTTAACTTACCTAGAAGCTCTTCATCCATCAGTATCCTCCTTTGTTATAACTTCCGCCTCTATGGATTCCTGACGAATCTTAGCTAGGCGCTTCTTTGCCGCAGAAAGGGTATCCTCGTAATCCTTCTGAGTATAGACTTTGCGCTCCTCAGTTATCTGCGATGCTTCCCCACGAGCAGTCATTGCTTGTCTCTGGGAGTTGCTTTTGGCGATGCTAATTTCTTTTAAGTCCTTGAATTCTGGGATGTAGCCCGCTTCAATCCTTCTGCGAAGGGCATCAATTATATCTTCCTCTAAGGACTCCAAGTTCAAGTAGCTCCTCGCGGCGAGCTTGCCTCCTAGCTGTTTGAACTGCCCTAAGTAATCCGCGTAGTCCGTTAGGACAGAAATTATTGTACTTCTGTTTAGACTATGCTTCTTGACCATAGACGTCTGGGATACCCCAATGGACGCTAGGTGCAGAATCTTGGCTACCTTTTCGGGATTAAGCCTACTTAGACTCTTGCAGTTCGTAAGGGCTTTTTTCTCGCGCATTTGAATAATCGCGTCTTCTATGCCCTCCTGAAGATCCTTTTGGATCTCCTCGAAGTACTCATTAACTGTATCTATTTCTTGCATAGCATTTGCCCTACAGGGCGAACCAATACCAGTTAGAATACATTATATATATAAAGGAAATGAACTAAACCAGCAGGTTATCGGTTTTATATCTAGTATTATAACATAGGTGTCAACAACGTAGCATAGTTTTTACCCAGAAGCCCATAGGATCTCAATTTTTTTAAAGGGTAGTTTATATATTACTTAAAAGAAACGCGCAAAAAATCTGGACCCCCTCCCCCCTATGTGCTCCTATGCGCGGCAAAAGGGTTCGATCTAGCCTAAGCTACTATCATTCAAGCACTTAGCTACTAGCTAGCTAGCTAGGTCTGGCTAAGGCTGGCATCTATGCATCTACAGCACTGGCATCAGCGCCTATGAGCTAGTGATATATTCTCCGTAGTTGAAATGTATTCTCAGCACATCTCAGCGCAGTGCATGGCATTCATTTAAGGGTTACAGCAGAGCTATAGCACATTACGTAAGTCGTTGATAAGCACAG